TCAAATATGAGCCTGAACGGAGTCTGCTTCCTGTTTTGTGTAGAATGCAAGCGCAAAGAAGTGGAGAGAATTATAGCCGGGCAGCAGTATGGTACCAAATGTGACACTCGAAAGAAATACGATAAAAAGCTTGACAAAACACGATATCAATGTATAATACAAAATGCAAATGAGTTGCAAATGCATATAAATTGCAAAAACGAATGAGTTGCAAATGTGTGCGGCATGCAGGTGGGATGACGCATTGGGAAGCGCTATGACAGCGCCCGGGAGGAATGATTTTATGCTGGATGTATTATTGGATACAGTGCTTGACAGTGTCAGGCTTTTGCCGTTTTTATTTTTGACTTATCTTTTTATGGAGGCATTGGAACATCATACGGGAAGCAAGCTGAGCCGGAAGATACAGTCCGCCGGAAAATGGGGACCTGTGTGGGGCGGTCTGCTCGGTGTGATTCCGCAGTGCGGGTTTTCGGCAGCGGCATCGAGCCTTTTTGCCGGAAGAGTCATCACGGTCGGAACTCTGGTCGCTATCTATTTGTCCACTTCGGATGAGATGCTTCCGATTCTGATTTCGGAGTCGGTGCCGGTAGTGACGATTGCGAAAATTCTTGGCAGTAAGGTAATCATTGCTGTGCTGTCCGGTCTGATTGTGGAACTGGTATATGTGAGACTCTTGAAGAAACAGGAGAAGGAGATGGACATTCATGTCGTGTGTGAGGAGGAGCACTGCCATTGCGAGGATGGGATTGTGGTTTCCGCGCTTAAGCATACGGTAAAGATCTTCTGTTTTATTTTCCTGATTTCACTGGTATTAAACGGTGTGATCGGGTTGATCGGAGAGGAAGCGCTGGCGGGACTGTTTTCCGGACTTCCGGTTGTAGGAGAGCTGATTGCTGCCCTCGTGGGGCTGATCCCGAACTGTGCGTCGTCCGTTGTAATCACACAGTTGTACCTGGATGGAATTATCCGGTCGGGCACCATGATGGCAGGACTTTTGGTGAATGCCGGTGTGGGATTTCTGGTGCTGTTCCGGCTGAACCGCGACTATAAGCAGAATGCGGCCATCATCGCTACCATGTATGTGCTCGGTGTGCTCTGGGGTGTCGTGATCGAAGCATGCGGAATTGTATTTTAGGAGACGGGGATATGATTTCACAGACTTTTGCCTGAGCGCAAAAGTGTGATATAATGTTCGCGAAGGCAAAAGTGAGCATGGAACAGAGCAGGATGCCATGCTTGCATGCGTCGGGCGGATATGTTCCATGTGAACACGCCCGCGAGTCCGGGAAAACGGAGTTTTTCCGGACTTTTGCCGAAGCGTAGTTGATATAATGAACTCTGACGAGTTCATATTAGAAGTTCCTGCGGAACTTCGGATGCGCAGAAGTCGGCGCAGAAAAGATGATATAATACATTTTTTAAGACGGGAAATGCTTGATTTTACGGCATTTCCCGTCTTTTTTGTTTCTAATTTGTTACTGGTTCAGCGTAAAAAATATTATTTTAATAGGGCAACGGTTTCCCGTAACTGTTCAATAGTCTTGTGATTATACACCCTGTTTCCCACATCCTTTGACTTATGACCCATCAGCATATCAATACATTTTCTGTTGCCTTTGGCATTGTCAAGATTGGTTTCAAAGGTGTGCCGTGCTTCATGCGGTGTCTTATCTGCACCTATCTTTTCCATGATTTCACCCCAACACTTATAGTAATTTGCCTGACTGAACTTTTTACCCTGATAGGTGAACAGGTACTTGTTCCCTTCATCAACCAGTGCTTTCACAAATGGTTTGATGCGGTCATGTATTGGAACAATACGGCACTTTCCGGCAGCGGTCTTGATTCCACCTTCAAAGTACCAGTCCTTGATGTTCACCTGTTCAGTTTTCATTCCTAACAATTCCTGTAATCTGAACCCCGTATATATGTAGATCAGCACGGTATTAACCCAAGGATCATCTTTTATTTTCCATAGTGCATCAACCTGTTCAGGCGTGAACGGTTCACGGGTGGTATCAGGTATTGGTGGGGCGGTGGTAATTTGTGAATACATTTTATCTATCAGGTCAATTTCAAAAGCAAAACGGTCAAGGTGACCGAACAGATTCTTGATTGACCATTGTGTTGAATACCCACACCCGCAGTTGTCAATGCAGTCTTGCATCTGATAAGATTTCAGTGATCGGTACTTCACACCATAGTATTTTGAACAGTGCTTGAACGCTGAACGCAAGGACTGCTGATTTGATTTTCCTAACTTGGGTAACTTGATTTCAGACCAACGCTGATAGAGTACAACCAAGGTGACCTTTTCCCGGTCAATGTCCCAAGGGTTGTTGTTATATTCAGCCAATAGGATGTTGGCTTTTTCTTCTGTTTCAGCGTAACCGATAGGGGTTTGTTTTGCGTGTCCCTGTTCGTCATATATGGTGACCTTGGCAAGCCACGGGCGTGAACGGTTACCCTTCAACTTAGTCACGCATCCGTAACCGTTTGGGTTTCTTCTTCCCATGTATATCATTCCTTCCTGATTGAAATTTCAAGGAATGGATGATATAATTAGGATTGCATAGCCTATATCATCCTATTCCTTGGTATAGAGTTATAAGAACCCTGACCGCTGCAACGGTTGGGGTTCATTTTTGTTCAGTTATAATTCAATATGTGAAGGTGCTGCAACACCTTTATTCTGTAAATCAAGAAATTTTCCATATTCCATTGCCGTTCCCCAAAAGGCAAGCATACCTTTGTCATATTCCACAACCAAGTAATACTTCTTTGCACCTTTTAATTTTGATGTGTTTTTTGCCTGACCGTGATATTTTAACATGAACTTTTCTTCTTCCATTGCTGAAAATGACTTGATTCTGTTCATTGGAAGTGTAACCGTAGTTTCAGGCTTGATTCTTTTGATCTCAAATACATCACCTTTCACTTCAATTCTGCAAGGGTAATCAGTCGCAAACCCTTCAATTCCTTCATAATGTCCTACTGGTATTCCTGATTCTTTCTTTTTTCCAAACATTTTTACCTTCCTTTCATTCAGTAACCGTTGTAACGGTTGGTAACGGTTTAAGTATCTGTTATAAATGCAGTATTATCAATAGGGTAACGGTTAGTAACTGTTGATAATTGATTTTCTTTATATTTTGATTATGTAGTAATTCTAATGTAAAAAATAAAAAAGTAAAAATATAGAGTATAGAAAAACAACAGTTACCCGTTACCAACAGTTACCTTTTGGAAAAGTCAACCCATATTATGCCGTTTGACTTCCTGATGATTCTTTTTTGACAGAATATTTTTCATCATCCAGTAATGTGTTAATTCGTTCAATGACTTTAATTCTGTCAACTGCATCCAGTTTAATAAATGAAGAAATCACAAATTGGGTTTCTTCATCATAAACTTGTTTTACCAGTTCAACAGATTCAGACTGTTCTTGAATATTTGAACAATCCATTAGATCACAAACTGATACACCAAGTTTTTCTGCTATGATCTTTAACTTGGATGTGGGGACATCGTTAGTCCCTGATTCAATCTTTGAAATAGTTGACCGTGCGTTGTCCGTATTCCACCCGCAAAGGTTGGCAAGTGCTTCTTGAGAAAGTCCTTTATCGTCCCGGTATTTTTTGATGTTATTACCAAGAATTTTCAGAAAATCCTTCTTTCTGTCTACCACAAATGTCACCCCCTTTCTATATGTAATTTTACTATGTTAGGGACTGAAAATCAACTTTTTTTAAGTTTTTTATAAAAAATAGTTGACATTCAATCCACATTGGCTTATAGTATGAAATGTGGACGGACAATCCACAAGAAACAAAGCAAGTAGGAAGGACACGGGTGAAGCGATAGGGCTACACGCAAGTGACATGGTGGTCAGGCTGCCGGATAGCAGATAGAGCGTGTGAAGAATAAACATGACCCGTCAAAGTAGTTGAAGAAAACAGGAACGGTAGGGCAAGAAAGCACAGTGTACCGCACTATTTGAAGAAAGCGGACAGGCTGAACCAATCGGCACTTTACCCCTAAAACAAGAAACCGTTAAGTGGAAGAATCAACCGCACGAGATGACACAGCACTTTGTTTCACAGGTCAGGAAGTTCCCCGACTTCCTGACTACTTCAAAAAGAACTGTTGCAGCAGCTCCGGGGAAAAGAACCAAGGAATAGGATTTCAGTTCTTTCAAAAAATTGTCTATTGTATGTTGGTCAACAGGTTTTGGTGGTTTTAATGTGAAACCCCGGCGGTTTGAACAGCACCGTTCAAAAAGTTCAATGATGTGTAACAGGTTTTCAGATTTTAATGTGAAATCTGATAAAGGAAAGACACCCCTGATTGTACTAAGGTGTGCTGACAATAGACAACTTTTTGAAGGAACTGGGAAAGGATAAAGGCAATGATTGATTTCATAAAAGATGCGGATTGCACCAAGGAAACACCTGTCAAATTGGGTGTTCCTGATGCACCGATATATGGCAAGGGCATCAAATTGAAACCAAGGGTTGACGGTAGAACTGATTCAGAGCATTTCAAGAAAATCTATTTGCCGGAACTTTTACCACTTGAAGAATATGATCTGATAGTTGTTTTGATTTCCGGCGGTAAGGATTCAGTTGCTTGTTACCTAAAACTTCTTGAACTTGGTGTACCAAAAGAAAGAATAGAGTTTTGGCATCACGATATTGACGGCGGGCATCCTTCAAGGCGTATGGACTGGAAATGTACCCAAAACTATGTAAAAGCACTTGCAGATGCAGAGGGTATCAAGTTAAGGGTTTCATACAGGGTGAATGGTTTCTTTGGTGAATTGTATCGGATAGGTGCATCAGAACCCATTGAATGGATTGACCCTGATACTGGTGAAGTAAAGCAGTGCAAACTTTCAAGCAATTATCTGAAATGCAAAGAACTGAAAGAACAGGCAACAGAGGAAATGGAAGAACTTCTGAAAAAGTACGGTTATAGAATGAAGTTCCCCGCAAAAACTGGTGATCTGTCACGGCGTTGGTGTTCTGCATATCTGAAAATATGTGTTGCAGATACGGTTGTCAGTAATCTTGACCGCCTTGGTGAACTTGAAGAACTGGGTGGTAAAAGACATAAATTCCCCGCAAAAGGTGGTACACATTCAGGGCGTTGGTGTAGTGGTAACTTAAAAGCAGCGGTTCAGGACAGTGTGACAGCCAATCTTGAAGAAACCAAACGTGACAAGAAAATCTTGATTGTTTCAGGTGAACGCCGTGGTGAATCTGCCGGACGGTCAAAGTACAATGAAATGGAAATACACCGCACCAATGCAGAAGCCAAGGCACACAGAATTGTTCATCAATGGCGGTGCTGCATTGATTATTCTGAAAAGGATGTGTGGGAACTGCTGAAACGGCATCATATAAACCCACACCCATGTTACAGGATAGGTTGGAACAGATGCAGTTGTATGATGTGTATATTTTCAACACCCCGGTTATTTGCCGGAGTAAAAGAACTTTTCCCTGATGATTATGCTGCACTAAGGAATGATGAAGAAGTTCTTGGGTTCACACTGGATAACAAAAAGAATCTTGATGAATTTATCGGTGATACACAGTCTTGCGTGTGTTGGAAGGATAAAGCAGCAATACATTCAATACTTACTGGTGAGTTCAACACAGATGACATATACACAAATGATTGGAATTATCCTGTTGGTGCATTTCATGGTGCTGACGGTGGTTCATGTTAGAAAGAAGGTGGTTATGTGAAGAAAATAGTTGCAGCATGGATTGAACAGATTCTTGAATTTCCAACCAAACTTGAATATCTTGCGTACATAGAAAGCCTGAAAAAAGGCAAACCGCAGAAGTTCAAGGAAACATCATTTGAACAGTTGGAATCAGGGGTTGTTATAATAACGATCAGGAAACAGTATAATAACAATGCGTTCCCTGATGATGAAAAGGAAGGTGAAAAATAAGATGATTAAAGGTAATTTATTAAGAGAAAAAATTGATGCTTGTGGTTTCAAATTGGTTTACGTTGCTAAACAGGTTGGGGTTTCTTATCAGGCGTTTTTGAAAAAACTCAACAATGAAACAGAGTTCAAAGCAAGTGAGGTAATGATCTTGAAAGAACTTCTTCATTTGACAGATGATGAAGTTATGGAGATTTTTTTTACCTAAAATGTGGATTGTCAGTCCACAATAAAGAAAGGATAGGTGATAAATTATGAAATTCAGCGAAAAGTTGAAACAGGCTATGCAGCAGTTAGGAATCAATCAGGCACAAGTTGTTGGATTGACCGGGAAAAGTAAGGGGTCAATCAGTATGTACCTGAATGACAAGACCACACCGTCAGAACAGGTTCAAAGTGATATTGCAGTATCACTTGGACTTAACCCTGACTATTTTGAACAGGAAGAAACCACGGTGACCTTCAAACCTTCCAAGTGTGAAGATGGCATCCCAACATTGACAGTACATGAAGTTGCTAAGTTGATGCACAAGCACACCAACACAATAGCACTTGGGTTACAACAGGGTGTTTTCCCTTGGGGGTATGCGATTCATACCAGTGAACACCGTTGGTCATATTTCATCAATGCAAAGCGTTTTGCAGAAATTGAAGGGGTGGCAATATGACAGAGAATAAACAGAAAATTTGTGATCTGCTGCTGATTACTTTACAGGCAACCAGTAATGCAGCGGATGTGTTAAGTCTGACACATGATGAAGAATCTGAAACCGTGACAGTCACATTTCTTTCAGGCGGTAAGCGTGTAGTGAATGTTGCAATGGATTCAGGCACGGCAATGATTCGTGACATAATGGCAAACCTTGGATGTTAGAAAGTGAGGAATAGGAAAATGGAAAATAACAATACCGTTCAGAATTTAGTGCATGGGTTCAAAGTGTTCAGACCTGATTGGACTTGTTCACCTAATGGCAACACTAAACAGTATACTTGCCCCGGAAAATTTGAGGAAGAAGGGGAACTTGATATTTGCGGTCATGGTATGCACTTTTGCGAAAATGCTGCTGACTGCTTCAATTATTACGATTTTGACAGCAACAACAAGGTTGCAGAAGTTATCGCATACGGTACGGTTTTGAAGGAAGGGGACAAGTCCTGTACCGATAAACTGGAAATCGTGCGTGAAATACCTTGGGATGAAGTGTTGCGTATCGTAAATACAGGAAAGAATTGCACAGGTCGCTGCAACACCGGGAACAGGAACACCGGGGACTGCAACACCGGGAACAGGAACACCGGGAACAGGAACACCGGGGACTGGAACACCGGGAACAGGAACACCGGGGACTGGAACACCGGGAACAGGAACACCGGGAACAGGAACACCGGGAACAGGAACACCGGGGACTGGAACAAATCTTCTTTCAATACTGGTTGTTTTAATACAGAAGAACAGAAGATCATGCTGTTCAATAAACCGTCAGATATGACATATCGTGAATGGATAGATTCAGATGCAAGATATTTACTGAATCAGATACCAAAGGATGTTGTTGAATGGGTATATGAAGAAGATATGACTGATGCGGAAAAGGCAGCACATCCAACCTATGAAACAACAGGCGGTTATCTCAAAGTGCTTGATGAATCTGAATGTGGTCAGTTGTGGTGGGGCAGCCTGTCAGACCGCAGAAAGGAAATCATCAAGGCAATACCAAACTTTGATGCTGAAATATTCTTCCAGTGTACGGGTGTCAGGGTAGATGAATGATCTGCACTTTATGCCCCATCAGGAAGATGCACTGAACAGAACTGAACAGTTCAACCGTTGTGCTTATTATCTTGATATGGGACTGGGTAAGACCTTTGTAGGTGCTGAAAAAATGTATTTGCTGAACAATGTGGTGAATGTGGTCATCTGTCAGAAATCCAAGATAGATGACTGGATTCAGCACTTCAAAGAATATTACCCAAGTGACCGTGTGATGAACCTGACCAAGAAAAGTGAAGCAATCAATTTCAGGACACTTGTTGATACCAAAGAATTATACAACAAGGATGTTCAGATTATAGGCGTTATCAACTATGAAACTGCTTTCCGGCGGGATTGGTTGTTGAAACTCAAAGGGTTCACACTGATGCTTGATGAAAGTTCACTGATAACCAATGAAACAGCACAACGGTCAAAGTTCATTCTGAAAATGCAGCCGGAAAGCGTGATTTTATTATCAGGAACACCAACAGCCGGAAAGTATGAAAGGTTGTGGTCACAGGTTCAGTTGCTTGGGTGGAACATTACAAAAAAGGCATTTTGGTCATCATACGTTCAGACCGAATGGGTTGAAAACGGTGACGGGTACAAGAATGAAGTGATAACTGGGTACAAACACACAAAACACCTGAAAAAGAAGCTTGCAGATCACGGCTGCATCTTTATGAAAACCGCTGATGTGATTGAACTGCCGGAACAGACTGAACAGAAGATATTCTTTAAGGTAACACAGGCATACAAGTATTTTATCAAAAACAGTTACATCATGCTTGATACCCTGAATATGTGCAAGTTCAAAGATGATTCAGATTATTACGGCACGGATGTGACACCACGGGTTGAACTGGTCGGTGATAACAGCCTGACAAAAATGTTATATGCCCGGCAGTTATGCGGGCAATATCACAAGGAAAAATTGCAAGGCTTGCGGGACTTGGTTGAATCAACAGAAGATAGACTGATTGTGTTTTACAACTTCACCGCTGAACTGGATGCAATGCAACGGGTGCTGAATGATCTGAACAGACCTTATTCAGTTGTGAACGGTCAGAAGAAAGACCTGACAGCATACGAAAATGCAGATGATTCAATCACATTCATTCAGTATCAGGCGGGTGCAATGGGTGGCAACTATCAGAAAGCAAACAAGATTATTTATTTCACCTTGCCACTTGGCAAAGGGTCATGTGATATGTGGGAACAGTCAAAAAAGCGTATTCACCGCATAGGACAAGCCAAACCGTGCTTTTACTATTACTTACTGGTGAAGGGTACGGTTGAAGAAAGAAACCTTGCAGCGTTGAAAGAAGGGAAGGAACTGACAGATGAATTATTCAAAAATACTTAATTGGATATTTGGAATCATGGCATTTATCGGTGTATTCCTGATAATCGGTGCAGTCGGTGCATCTGACTATGCGGTTGAAATGGGAATATATGAACCACTTACTGCACACCTGAAAGAATACATCATTGGTGCGATTCTGATAATTCCCGGAATCATTTATTTGAAAATCACGGAAAGGGGTGATGAAAATTGAACTATTCAAAGAGCATGAGAAAGTCGGCAATGGTCAAAAGGGTCTTGATTCTGATTGGTGTTGCACTTGGTATTGGTTTGGTGATTGGTAATGTATCAGGATATGCCTTGAAAACTCATATAACCGCCAAGGACAAGCAGAAAACAGAAGAACGCACACTCGAACGGGATAATACAGAAACCCTTGTATATGGGGCGTATGATGATAGAACATTCACACATGAAATTTCCCTTGACTGGGGTGCGGGTGACTTAGATTTCACACCGCTTGACTGCAAGATGCCGGAAGAACAACAGGAATTTACATATTACCTTTGTACCGGGTACAACATTGATTTTACCCTTGTTATGGCACTGATTCAGAATGAAAGCAGTTTTGACCCGGCGGTCATCAGCAAAACCAATGATTACGGTTATATGCAGATCAATCAGATCAATCATCAGTGGTTGACAGATACCATTGGTGTTACGGATTTTACAGACCCGTATCAGAACATCAGGGCGGGCGTGTTCGTACTTAGAAAACTGTTTGAACGGTATCAAGATACCAACATGGTCTTGATGGCGTACAACATGGGTGAAGATGGTGCTGCCCGGTTATGGGAAAAGGGCATCTATTCAACCGACTATACAGAAAAAATACTGAACTATCAGACACAGTTCAAGGAACAGTTGGGCGGTGAGTAAATGGCAGCAGAAAAGAATTTTGAAAACAAAGTCAAAGCGTTCCTGAAGGACACCGGGGCATGGCTGTTGAAATATTGGGGCGGTGCTGCTTATACAAAAAGCGGTATTCCTGACCTGTTGGTTTGTTCAGACGGGTGTTTCCTTGGCATTGAAGTCAAAGCACCAAACGGTGAACCGTCACTATTGCAGTTGGTCAACCTCAAAAAAATCAGAGAATCAGGCGGGTATGGAATTTTGTTGTACCCCAAGGATTTTGAACAGTTCAAAATGTTCATTGCAAAAAAATCAGAACTTAACGCTTGGTATCTTTCCAACATTGAAGATCAGAAGCGTTGGGAAATAAAATTATCAAAATAAGGAGTGAAAGAGCATGGCAACAAAAAAGAAAGCAGATGCAGCGGTTGAGAATACCGCAGAAGTAACACAGGAAACCGTTCAGGAAGAAATTGAACAGGTGACAGAAGAAAACGCAAAGGAACTTGACAATAAGAAGTATGTGGTTGACCACTTACTTTCAACCAAGCGTGAGGGAATGGAAGATCTGATTGCATACATGGAAGAAATCGGATTTTTTGAAGCACCTTGTAGCGGTGGAAATCACCTTGCTTGTCAGTTCGGTCTTGTTCACCACAGCAGAAATGTAATGATGGCAGCAGAAAATATTGGTTATGCACTTCTTGGTAAAGTCAAGTATGCAGAAATTCGTGATTCAGTCATCATTGCAGCAGCATTACATGACCTTGGCAAGTGCGGTGACTTTGGTATGTGCCTAACATGATTAAGGACGGCAGACCCACCAAGGCAGAGCCGGAACAGAAATATAAACAGTCTGAAAGCAAGCCTTTCAAGCGTAACCCGGCACTTCTTCCACTTGACCATGCAACCCGCAGCATCAAGTTAGCAACCCTTTTCATTGACCTGACGGAAGATGAAGAATTTGCGATCAGATACCATGATGGTCTGTATGAATCAGCAAACTATGCAGTGAAGGGAAATGAAACCCCGTTATATTTGATTCTGCACTATGCTGATTTATGGTCAAGCAGAGTAACAGAAGGCAGCACAGATGAAGGAAGTGAAGAATAATGGATAAAAGAGATAAGAAAATCAGACAGTTAGAAGATGAACGCAATCAGCTGATGGCTGAAAATCAGGAATTGAAATATATCATCAATGATATTCAGTCAGTGAATGATATTATGCGTGAAGATATTGAAAAGGAATGTGCTGCTGAATGTGGTTGTATTGTAATTGAAGGAAGTCGCACCAGTGCAGCATATCAGGATTTAGTTGGTATTCTTCTTGCTAATAACTATTCTGTTGAAGTCATACCAATGGATGAACGCAGAAAGTTAAAAATCATTATCAAGGAAAGTGAGGTATAAGAGTATGGTAAATGAAAGACAGGGAAAGGTTTATAATCCACGCCCAGTATATAACAGAAAGTTATTACGTTCAGTGATTCGTGCGGGAGTTCAGAAACAGTTTGGTCAGCATCATGTTTCTGCTAACATGGCGGGAAACTTTGAAAAAATTAGAAAGGAACAGGTGAAATAATATGGCACAGATGCTTTTGATTATGGGTGAATCAGGTACAGGAAAAAGTACCAGTATGAGAAATTGCGATCCGGCAACAACTGCCGTTGTGAACCCGGTTGGTAAGCCGTTACCGTTCAAGGGTAAGTTCACAATGCTGAACAGTGAGGTTGAATCACGCAAAATCTGCAAGTTTATGAAGGAACAGGCAGCAGCCGGGAAGAAATTATTGGTGGTTGATGACTTCCAGTATATTCTTTCTGTTCCATACATGAACCGTATCAAGGAAAACGGTTGGGACAAGTGGAATGATTTTGGTGCAAACTACTTTGAAATCATTGAAGTATGCAAGGAACTTCCTGATGATGTAGTAGTTGCTTATATGACCCACACAGAAACCCTTGAAAATGGCGTTACTACTATTAAGCTGATCGGAAAGTTACTTCGTGAGAAGATCACCATTGAAGGACTTTTCACCATTGTACTTAGAACAGGTGTGAATGAAGGAAAATATTACTTCTACACACAGAATAGTGGTAAGGACACCGTGAAGTCACCTATGGGAATGTTCCCGGCATACGCCATTGACAATGACCTGAATTATGTAGCTGATAAAATCCGCAACTTCTATGAAGTCGGTGAGTATAAGACAGATGCAGAAATGGGTCAGGCTGATGCACAGGCTGCATCCGATCTTGAAAAGCCGGATGCAAACGGTAGACGGGCAAGGGGTGGAAAAAAGACCACAGCCACAGCAACACCACCTACTACAACAGAAGATGCAGCACCAAAGACAGGCAGAACCGCCCGCAAGACACATGATGAAGTGGTGGCTGAAAATAATCAGAAAATGGCTGATTATATGGCAGAGCGTGACAAGGCTATTGAT